TTTACCGGTGAAGAAACTGAAACAAATCTGCTTCTGTGCGGTGGCAGTCTCAATTCAGGTGCGGGGATGCGCATTTTCTATAAGAACGGGCGGCTGCAGGAAGATGATAAATGGAGTCAATGGTTCTGAACTAAGACAGCTGCCATAAGCGAAGCCGTTAGCCTGGAGAAAGCAAGGCTTTATCTAATCAAAATAACAGGTTGTAACCACTGATAGACTTACATTTCATTTTCAGATTAGGTCCGATTGAATGAAAAAACATTTCACATTTCGCAACGCATCTACTACTGTATGGTTATACAGCCTTTAGAGTAAAGGGAGGGTTAGATGGACACTCAAGATTTGGCACCGATAAACCGTAAGATGGCTTGCGTTCAGTTCATTGCTGAGGTATCGCTTATTGCAAATTGCAAGCAAACTGACATGAAGTTGGCGATGAGTATCATCGCTGAACTAGCGCATTCGAGCTGCGAAAAAGTCCCTGATGATGAGATTTTTTACGCTGCGGAGTAGCGTGAGTCCGCAGCCAAGCATATTGATAACGTTGCTGGCGGCAAAATTTAATTTTGGCGCTGGCAAGGTTGAACAACGAGCATTGCGAGGCGTTAGGCCGTAATGAGCATTGCACCTGAAATCTGTTGATTGCTACAGGTAAGTAGGTTAAGAAGTAGCTCCAACCGAATTTTATTATTTTGCAGCTGTCCTATAGTTACATGGCAGCACACTGTAAACGCCGCTGCCAGCGGCGTTCGTGTCATCAGGAGGTAATATGACCGAACTTCTCAGAAAGATGTTATCCGCTCCGGGTAAGATCATGCAGGAAGCTATCCGTCATGACGTCAGCAATTCGAACGGTAAAATCATTACCGACCTGAACGGCTCAGCGACGGTTAACATGAAAAATCAGCAGGTGCGCGACTCAATGCGTGCACGTATGGAAGAGTTAGCTGCTAAACGTCAGGGATAGTTGATGGGTCCGTTGATTATTATGGTTGTTCTGGTATGCGGGTTTTGGTACACACAAAATCATTACCAATCCCGCATAAAATTAGCCCGAAGTGATGGCTGGAATGCTTACTTTTATGTGGCTATGCATGGATGTAAGTTCGCTATTCAGGGTTTTGCTGTTGTCACCGCTCTTTTCGTTTTCCTCCTTCTGGTCAGTACTGTAGTCAACATCTTGGGCATGATATGGCCTAGCCTCCACGCTGATTATTACTCATGGCTGACGGATGTTAAGGTCATGTCCTATCCACTTTTCTTCGTTCTTTCAATGGGAATGGCTGTATGGCTTGCTGTTGAGCAGGGAAACAGCGCTAAGCGTGCGCTGGAAAACAATGAAGAGAGGCAAAGGGCATATCGGGAAATGGCAGCGCAGGATGGCATTGAGTCATTGCTGCTCCAGGCGATTGATGAAGGACAGCTGATTTTCGTTACTCTGAAATCACGGAAAGTTTATATCGGTTATGTAGCAGCGCCTCGCATGGAGCATCACGATACACAGCACCTTGCCATTATACCTTACATCAGCGGTTACCGTGACAAAGACACGTTGCGCTATCACGAACAGCATAGATATTTTGAGCTTTATCTGAGTCAGGACATTACAGCTGATTCTGTGCCACTTAACTTTGGCCATTTTCGGCACGTAATGCCGATGGATCAGGTTGAGGGGGTTTCACTTTTCGATACTGAAACCTACAAGTCATTCGATGATTTCTCCACGCCTGAACCGGCGAAGGAAGACAATCCCGGCAGTGCATGACTATGCTGCATGAAATCGCATGATCCCAAAAGGATCGTTTATGCCCCGGCCCGCCAATACTGGCGGGCTTTTGTTTATGTCATGCAGGTGCATGAAAACCACTGCATAAAGCGGGCAGGCGTGGCGGGGCTACGAGCGCGCGCAAGAGCTTTTAAAACACAAAATTTTGTTGTAAATTCGTAAGAAAATTTTACGGATTAATCCTATGTTAAAATACTGGCTTGCTTGGGGGAGTTTGTTTGCACTACTCATGGTTTTCATGGGGTCTATACCCTTTTCACCATTTGAAAAATGGTGGTTTACTGCCAACTTTATGTCCAATGTCGGAATCATAAAGGCATTTTTATCGGTTTTAATTTTATGCTTGGTTGCTTACTTATTAATAATTGGTGCTGCTTATAAACGTTACTCATTCAGAATTGAGCAATTAAATTTTGGAGGAGTGAATGTTCTTTTTGATAACTCTGACATTCTGTTCAAAAAAACAATTAAAAATTATCTTGATACTAAAAGAAGCTTATTCAAGTTAGATGCTCATCATGATGCGTTTGATGAAGTGCTTAATTCATATTTTGAATGTTATAATTTCATCAGGACCGAAATAAGGATCCTAAACTTGAAAAGGCAACGAGATAGAGAACTGTACAATATAGCAAATGAAGCTTTGAAGGTGCTGAATATTTTTCTCACTGAACATCAAAACAATTACAGGCGCTGGCATAAATACGTGTCGGAGAAGGACAGCGTCCTTACTCAGGATAAAAATAGTAATGGGGATTTTATTTCATTGCCCTACCACTTAACCCCCATAGGCACAGTACAAATCCATTATTATCATTTTAATAAAATACTAGATGGGTTTTCTGATGTGAATAAATTCTTTAGTGGTGACTTTGCCATTAAATTTAATGTTAACTTAAAGAAATGGAGTTAGTAATGCATAAAACTTTTTTGAGCTACCATCACGCAAATGAACAAGATATAAAAGATGAACTGATAGAAAATTTCGGGGGGGCTAATTTCATAGATAAATCCGTTAGTGATGGGGATATAAGCACAACAATTAGCGAAGAGTCCATTATGAGAAAAATTCGCGAAGACTACTTGGCTGATACGACGGTCACTATAGTGTTAATTGGGAGTGAAACGAAAAACAGGCCGTTTGTTAATTCTGAAATACAAGCTTCACTTTGGGGTGACAACTATAATGGATTGATTGGTGTCATTAGAGACGAAATTTATGATGATGTTTTTACTCCAGCAACATGTTCAGATGGAGGTTGTGGGTGTGGGCTCAACCTTAGAAAAGTCGGGTGGGGATATGATTATTACTTGCCTTATTTAATAAAACAAAATCATGTTTACCAAACAACGGTCCCGCATTACAACGACACGGATGTTTTTTGCTCTCTAATAAAATATTCTAAATTCATAAAAAATCCGGAATTTTACATCGATCAAGCTTTTGATAAAAGAAAAGCCATGGAACCTGCAGTTAAAAGAAATACTGCAGATGTTCCTGCAATTCGCGCAAAATCATTGTTTAGTTGGTAAATTCATAGGAGCATATCCAATATGCTCCTATAATTATATTATTCAGACTCTAATTCATAACGACTAAATTTTACCACCTCTTCTCCGAGCCAAACGTTAAGTTCTTCAAAACGCTTTTGCAATGGCATCAGTTCATTACGCACAAACACCTTGCTGGCCTTTTCAATATCACCAAATCCCCCAGTATTGTTCGGAATGATCCCCATAAGCTGCGGCGGAACGCGATGCACAGCCAGCATGTCGTCACGGCTAACGTTCTTGATGTTAAGAAACTCATCCTTCGCCGCCACCTCAGATAGCGGGATAATCTGAATACCGTCCTTTTTCCCATTTGGGCTGTACATAAACAGGTTACGGAAGTTGCCCGGCCCTTTCGCACTTTTCATGGCACCGCGGATATTGTCCACGTCCTGCTGGCTCTGCGCCGGGTCGGTCATGTACATGATAAAACCTGCATGGCTGCCATTGAGGTAATACTTGCGGCGGAACAGCGTAGCCGACTCATTGAGCAGCGCCGACGGTATAGCCGACAGATAGCCCGGCAGGCCGTAAATCTCCTGATTGATGTCCGGCTCCATCAGGTGGAAGACGCTGCCCTTCTCAAATTCGTAAGGCTCCGTGCTGATGCCATAGTGCGCATACCAGTATGTGTCCAGGTCGAGGCCACGACGGGTGAACTTCGCCAGCGACGGTTCCAGCTTCAGCACGTTACCCAGGCGGCTGGTCCGCTTCTCCAGGTAGGCATTACCGAAAATCAGGTAATCCAGCGCAAAGCGGCTGAACGCCTGCTGACTCAGCAGGGGATGCGGAATAAAGGTACTCGCCAGAATATTGCACTTCACGCTGATGGGTGAGCTGTGATGCACGGCGGCACGGAACGTGCGCGCCAGCCCGTCAACGCTCACGGGTGGTTCATACCAGCGATCATTGATAACGCACTCCACGTAATCCAGCAGTTCGCGGCGGTCCAGTACCGGGATCGGGTCGCCAAAGGTAAACGCCTCCGATGCTGCCCCGCTGGTCATGTTATCCGGCTGCGGCACGGGCTGCGTGCGGGTGCGGTTCCTGCGTTTGCTCATTAATAAATCTCCACAATGTTCTGCGTGTGTGCCGCCTGTCCCTGCAGCGGCT